GGTGTAATAAAGATTTGTATTTTCTGTTAAATCTGCAGTTGTATTTCCAGCAAAATCTAATTTATCAGAAGAAGAATTTAACTCCTGAAATAAACCTGAAACTAGAACAAGTGCCTTTCTTGTTGCCATTTTATATTCCGATACAATTCAAAAAATAAATTATTGAATTGTTAGTTATTTCTATTTTACGTCTAGTAAACTGTCAGCTTAAAAGTATTGGTCTATCAGCATTGATTATAAATTGCCCAGTGCTTCCAGCTTCTCCAACTCTTGTTACATATTGACCAGTAGTAGATGGAGGTGTTATAACTATTGCTCCTGCAGAAGCTGCTGATAAAAAATATTGATCACCTGCATTTAATCCAGAGGTTGTAACTATTCCAGCAGTAATTACTTTTACTGATTGACCAGCAGGTTTCGTAGTTTCTGCAACTCCTGCAACTAAAGCTTTGTCAAAAGTATCACTTGCAATAGCTTTTCCTACTTTTCCGTCACTAGCTCTTGAATATAAAGCATCACCTTGAGTAACATCTTCAAAACATAAAGTTTCATACCCAGTAACTTTAAATACTGTCTGACTAGGCATTGTAGATTTTAAATCAATTAAAACCTCAGTTAAACCTTGTGCATTAGGTTGATATGGAGCGAGAGATTCTACACTAGCCATTAGCTTAATTTAATAGGGGGTTCAATTCGAATTGCAAACTGTGTTGTGGTTGCAGCTTCTCCAATTCTTACAATAGCCTGTCCAGCAGACGAAGGCGGTGTTAGAGTTATAGCTCCAGCAGTTGATGGAGAGAGAAAATAAAGATCTCCTGCATCCAGACTTGACATAGTTTTTAATCCAATAACAATAACTTTTACAGTTGCATTAGCACTTGCATCTGCATTAGCAAGACCAACTACCTGAGAATTTTCCAATAATCCGTTAGATGCACTTGCTTTTCCTACCTGACCATCAGATGTTCTCATATATAAAGCATCTCCTTCAGTAACATTCTCAAATGCAGTTGCATCAAAACCAACCTGCAATGGAGCAAAAGTTGGAAATCCTTCTTTTAAATCAATAACTGCATCCACTAAACCTCTATAATTAGGTTCATATGGTTCACGAGTCATCGTAAAACTATTTGCTATCATCAAGTCTCTTAAGACTGCAATAGCTCCTTGTATATTAGGTTCGTAAGCAGTTGACATTTTTATCTCTGTACTAATATATATTTTAAACTGTGCCTACCATTATAATAGAAGTATGGAACCACAAGTAATAGCTGCAATTATCTCTGGAAGTATCGGTGCATTTGCTGGTATATCTAGAGCTTTGGGTAATTTTAATAAAAAATTAGATAGAAAATTTGATAGAATTCAAAGAGATGTTGATGAATTAAAAAATAGTGTTATTCACGATTATGTTTTAAAAGAAGATTTTTTAAGAGAAATGCAAGGTGTTCATTCAAAATTAGATAGGATCTTAGATCATCTACTTAATCACAATTAGACATTAACCCAACTAGAACTAGAAGCTAAATATATTTTTAAAACACCACTACCACCACCAGATGTATCCCAATGTAATTGTCCATCTACAGGATTAGCTGGTTGTCCTGATGAAACAGATGCTACTGCTTTTACAGATTGAAATGATGATCCATCATATATTTTAAATATTTGAGTGCTTGCTGTATCTAACCAAGTTTCTCCTTTACTTGATGATGTAAAACCAGCAGCTGAAGTATTAGGTGCAGTGCTCCCAATATGAACAGGACCAACTTTTATTAAACCTGTACTTGGAGAAGCTACATTATCTGCAAAAAATAAACCCGGACTTGTACTGTGATTATTTAAAGCAAGTTCACCGGCTCCTAATCTTGTGGGAAATGGTCTATCGTTGACTGTGCTTGATCTACGAGTTTGAATTTGTACTGCCATAATTAAGTTTCTGTATTTATGTATAATCCTGAATCTACTACTGTATCTTGATCAGTATCTGGGTTATAAGTACTTGCATCAAGATTACTTGTATTTGCATCAGAATCAATTAACTCACCATTTATATAATCGCCTGCGTTAATCAAGCCAGATTCGAATATATCAGTAAATTCAATAAGTGGTTTATTTATTATTCCAAACTTTATATCATCTAAAACAGTAGGAGATTTATTAAATAATTTATTTACCATAGCAATCATTCTGTTTGTAGTATTTAAAGATCTACCAGATCTATCAAGACCTCCTTCTGCATCTCTTTTTAAACTATCAGTCAAAGTCATAGCTACAACAGATGGATCAAAATTAGCTACGTTTTGTTTATTATTAAAATTACCGATAATTTCCTTATTACCTTCCCATTTTGTTGATCGATTATATAAAGCAAATACCTCTGCTGATTCTCTAAGTTTTTCTTGTTCTTTTCTCCAATTTCTTTCCCATGTTTCAAGTCCTTTACCTATAGGTTTGTCATTAGGTTCTAATAACCATGCTCCAACATACTCATGTTTTTTTAAATTCTCTACTGTTACATAGCCACTAGTAGTTTCATCAAAAGGATATATAACTACAAAGCTGTTTGGATTTGGGACATCAGTAATTGTGTACTCTCCTGAGATAGCATTTCCACTTGTAAAATTTAATTGAATTTTATCGTTTTTATTTAAATTATGATTTTCGAAATTAACAGTTATATTTATTCCTGATTGTGAATATTTAGCTGCTAACTTAAGTGGCTCATTACCTTCATCATGAACTAATGACCACATTGCTGCGTAAATGTGTTTACACCATCGGAGTTGATAATATTGTAAATTTTGAAAAGAATTTTCTTTTTCATCTTCATACTCTGGTAATTCATAAAAATTATTTATAGTTACATATCCTAAATCTCTAAAGGTACCTGGAATATCTCTTTCACTACTCAAAGTTCCATCAGGTTGTAATACATTACCAGGTTTTGTATCTCGAATAGGAGTTACTGGAAATCTTGAACTATTAGAATTTTTAAACAAATCATAAGTATCTCTTCGTGAGAAATCTTGACAAGAACAGTTCCATCTTAATTCTGTTGTTAAAAACCTACCAACAGCAAAACCTCTATGAGCTGGGACTGTTGTTTTAGCTATTGTATCTACAGTTTTTGCTCCATAACTATCTTTCTTTTGGAAAATTATTTCATTTGTATTTGCATCAGATCCAGTAACTGTATATCCAACATAATCATCATATCTAAATCCTCTTAGCAACCTACTTAAAGCAAGATTTCCTGAAGTAGATCCACTAGTTATTGTAGTAATTTTAAATTGAGTAGTTGATGTGACTTCTATTGTGTATCTTCCAGATGGTACATTACCAGTACTTACATCTATAAAGACTTTATTACCTGTTGATAATCCATGTACTGAACTACAATTTACAGTGACTTCTGATCCTGATCTTGTATATGTAGAAGAAATCCCAGGATCTTTTTCAACTATTCGATCTGCCATTCTTTCACCTGCAAGAAATGCTACTTCTGTTGGTAAAGTTCTTAATTTAACTCTTACAAATCTCCAGCGAGTATCATTAAATGCTGTTGAATTATGATAAGTGACATTACCCGAAGTTGTTAAAGAGTTTGTAGTTGTAACTGTAAATGTATTTTGCGTTTTACTTACGATTTCTAATGTCTCATCAATTGCATTTCCAGTAGATACATCTAAGAAAACATTATCACTTGGATATAATCCATGATCTGTTTTAGTTACAACTAGAGTTGTTCCATTTTGTTGATAAGTAGCATCTACAGAGGGAGCTAAATATCTTACTTCAAGTATTGGTAACCCAAAATTATAGAAACTAAATCCATCTGTATCTCTCATTCCACAAACATGTTCACCTAATTCTTTGTTCTTAGAAGGAAAAGTAAATATTCTTGCTGGTATAAAAACTCCAGGAAACTGTTGAAATGTAAAAAATAATCTATAATCTCCTCTTCTATCTCTTTCTTTGGAAGTAGATCCTAGTAATGTTTGCATCATTACATATAATTCATATCCTCTTCTCCACCTAGTCCATAAAGAATCCTGATTATAAAATTTTACTTCGCTTTCAAATTGATAACCATCAGATCCTCGTGGATAAATACCTTCTTTTTTTGGTTTATTATTAAAATTTTGGAAATTTTTAAAATTAAATTTTGATGGCTCACCGAAACCTTTAATTTCGAATGCCATTATCCTTAATAGAAACCACCTTGGACATTACAATAAAAACCGTTTGTTAAAGCATTTGCTCCACTTGCAGCAACATATAAAGCTTGTCCTCTCTTCAACATCAATCCTCTTTGCTTAGGAGCTATCTCATTATTAGCACTCCCAAAATTAGACCCAGCTTGGACAGTAGGGTGATTAATAAAAGGTAATATTTCATTTAAAGTTAAACTGTAAGACTGTTGACTTGAATCTATACTCGCAACAAATAAAGGGAAAAATTGATTTATATTGGTAACTGTTCCAGAATTTACAAGGTAAAAACAAAAATCAGTAGGTAAAGATATATCCACGTTTCCTGTAATTGCAGATCCACCCACTGATGGGACTGTTACATCGAAAGTAGTACTTGTGAAATTAACTGTATCCAAAACTGTAAATTCATCATCTTTTGGAACTGTTCCTGAACTATAAGTTTTAAAATCTAAAAATACTTTCTGACCAATCTCTAAATTATGTCCTGAACTTAGAGTGACTGTACAAACAGCATTAGTTGCAGAATATGTTCCAGTTGGAGCAGTTACCGCATCTATTGTTTGAAGTACTCTTTTTGTATATCTAAAAAATATTTCATCTACATATGCTCCACTAATTGCCGTATCTGTTAAAGCTGAGTCAACATCAAATACCTTTGTAGCTCCACCAACTGATGTAGGAATTAGACTAGTTAAAAAAGATTGCCCAGAGGAAACCGTACATAATGTAGAGGCGGTTGCTGGGCGATCCACCATTAATGGTTGTTTGTTTGAACTACTGCTTGACACTTTTTCTTTCTGAAAGACTTAGTTTAATTATATAGGAAGGTTTTTTTCCTATTTTTCTTCTTTTTTACCTTTTTTATTTTTAGCATCTTTAGCTTTATCTAAAGCTTCTTTACGTTTTTCTTTGTCAGACATTTTCTCACCACTGCCATCTTCTTTCTTTTTATTTTTATTCTTAAAATATTCAAGAAGCTGAGGAGGCATTTTTCCTTTAGCCATCAGAAGTCTCCAAATTAGGTGCGGATATAGAAGATCTAAAACGATTAGGTAAGAAATCTCCTCTAGCTGTAGGGGCTCGTAAATAGTCCCTCTCTGCAGTAAAGATATCTACTCGTTTATCTCCTGCCATTCTAGTACGTCCTCTACTTTCCTCAAAAGGGTTTTTAGGTGGTTTTTCTCCTTGTCCATAAGTATCTTTATTTCTTTTTATTCCTAAAGTATACCCAAGTTGTGTTCTAGGGAAAACAGACATTTATAAAGCAGCTAAATTAAATGCCACTGTTGCAGCAGTTCCACCACTTTCACTAACAAATACGGCTTTTACAAATTTTACTGGTCTATCTGCAACACTATAAACGGATGTTCCATTTGAAGTTATAGTTTGAGCTGCAATAATTGGAGCATAATTAGTGCCATCTATACTTCCATCCAAACGAACAATTACATTAGTATCAATAGAAGCAACTGTGACTGTTAAAGTATAACTTTTTGTAGCGAAGAAATTATTTTGTGCTACCTGTAAAACTGTTCCATCTCCTGGAGCAGATAAAACTGTATCAGTAAGAAATATTGTGTCTTGAAAGTAGGTTACTGCCATTGCAAATTTACAATTCTTTTCTTAAGAATAACAGGGGGAAATGTTCTTACCTGTGGTTAGTTTCTAAAAATAATCTTGTTCCTACAGCCACATCAGCTGGTCCAGGAAGAGCTTGTATAAATTCTGCACCTTCTCTATTAAATCTGTATCTAGCTTGTTCTGGATTACGATAATTAGGCACATACAGATGCATAGCTAACCTATCAGTCTCATAAATATATATTTGTGTCCAAGTCTTTAATGTCTCACGAAAGTCTGAAGTTGAAACTGTACGATCAACATCACCAAGAATACTTTCTATTCTGTTTTTTGGAATTGTATTGTTATTAATACTTCCAGTCATATCTGTTCTCTTCTCTGCTTCATCACACCGGCTTACCTGCTCAACAATCTTACTTACCCAGAAAGAATCTTGAACATTGTTAATTGCTTCTTCTAATCGAGCTTGGTCACCAGCTGGTATAGAAGTTATGTTATAACCTAAATGCCAACGTACTTTTGATTGTAAAAAGGTATCGAGCTTCATTCAAACAAGTAAAATATACCTGTTACTAGTCTACTCTCACTAAGTTCTCTCTAAATATAGTATCCCAATCAATTCTTTTAATTCCTTTTAACTGTTCTAATTTTGTATATCTTTCTCCTGTCATTGTTGTTTGTAAATCTTTTATATCTCTGGCTGTTTTTAAACCAACGCCAGGGAGAGTATCAGCAATCTGTCTAGCACTTGCAGTGTTTATATTTAAACGTCTGTCAAGAGGGAAAGTTTCTCTATTAGTTGGCTTTCCATTTTTATCACCAGTAGCTTGCAACTCTGCTGTTAACCTTTCTTCTGTTTTAATTTTTTCGCTTGTTGCCTCTAAATGTGGTTCAAGATCATTCTCATGAACATATTCAACCTCATCATTAGCATTTACAACCATGTAAATTCCATCTCCATGTTGAGATACTTTTTCAACTAGTCCACCAGTTACCTTGTGTTGATATAACATAATAAAAAATGTTTTCCTAAATTTAGCTTAACCTAATTAACTTTTATTGACAATGAAAAAGCGAGCCATAAGACTCGCCTCTTCACTTAACTTTAAGGATATAGATTATGAATCTGTTCCACCAACTTGTGAAGCAAAGTCCACAAATGAGGAAACGTCATCCCAAGTAACAGCTTTTGCTGGACGTAAGTAGTTAACTCTACAAACGATATAAGCTGCTCTACCTGCAGTTGAATCATCAGCTGAGATAAATACACCGTCACCGTTTACAGAAGTACCAGTAATAGCGTTGACATTATAAACTTTAAAAGTTGTGTCTGCTGTTACTTTGTACATCATGGAGTTAGCTGCGTCACCGGCTGCAATTGTGCTAGTTACACTTGACCATGCTGGGAAGTCCCCAGTTGTAGTGTCTTCTAAACCTTGAGCAAATAGTGAATTTGCTGCAGTTATAGAACTAGAAGCAGCAGCATTTCCTAACAATTGAGTAGCTGGAACACCAATTGGTGAGCCACTATTATCAGGACCAAGTAGTAGAAGCTCAGTAGTTGTACCACCGAGGTCTGCTGTTATTGGAGATGCTGGGAAGCTAGGAAGACCACCTGTAGGTGTATCCTGTGCAATCGCTATGGAAGCTCCATAAACATATGAAGGTCTAGCTGTACTAGCTTTGACCACTAAGCTTGTGCGATCATCCCTTACTCTGTCACCTACTCTTCTATCTGGAGAAGGTACAGTGATGCTGAAACTCTTGTTACTAGCTTTATCAGCTTCTAAATTAGTTACTTTTACATAACCAATTTGTTCAAAGAGTTCAATTCCAGGCCAACCAAGAACACCCTCATGGTTAAATGCGGATAGCTTGTTGATCTGATTACCAGGTGTGAGGATTGCTCCTCCGTCACTCTTGTAAGTTGCCATTAGTTAATACCTCCTATTACTCTGTAATTGTGAAGGCAGTGGTAATGAAGTCCTTATTCAAGTTTGCAAAGCCAGCGTATAGCTGCCATATGAGTATGATAAAACGACTGAAATCATCGTTGTTATTAATCAAAACTTGAGCATTAGGACCACCGATACCAACACCGATAGCTTGAGGACCAAAAAATAGTCCTGCAGGAGTTGTCTTTGAAACAGCTCCGTTACCATCTCCAATATCGACCGTAATTGTCTTAGATGAGAAGTTTGTAGATTCAAAGAATCTTACTCCTT